GTCGCGAGATACAGCGCCCAGGTCTGCGCCCCGAGCGTCCCGGAGGGATAGCCTCCGGCCGGCGGCGCCTTCTTGACCTCACCGACAAGCGCGGAGAACTCCGACGCCACATACGGCGGGTTGTTGCCCGGCGACGTGCCCTGCAGCGCGGTGCTGTTGATCGTCCCGGCGACGGCTTGTCCGTTGCTCTGCGGCGTGCCGGACACGTTGATCGTGGCCGCGACCACGTTGTTGTTCCACCCGGCCTCGCCGGACTGGCTCATCGCCAAGCTGAATTGCGTCGCGTTGCGGTTGCCGGTCGTGCCCGGAGGGTTCACCGGCGTCGTCTGGCTGTTGGCGATTTGGCCGGACGCGAGGAAAGCCGAGGTCGCCGGCGTGATCGGCAGACCCGCGACATCGATGAGCATGTCCACGCGGGCCTGCGTCTGGTCGGCCGCCGTGAACAGGTAGCCGTCCGTCCAAGTCCGCGTGGTGCTGTTGTAAGATGCCATCAGGCCATCTGCCCCAAACCGATCGAGCCAAGATCGAACCCGCCGAGATAGGCGCTCTTGGATCGACCCGAGCCGCTGAGCCGCACCCAGGCGTCCGTCCCGGCCGGCAGCACGCTCGCCACCGCCGCGTAGATGTCCGCGTCCGTCACCTCGCCGACGATCAGCGACAGCGATCCGTAGGCGAGGTATCCGCCGGTTCCGTAGCCGGCGATGTTCGCGATGCCGCCACCAAGGGGCCGCGTGCAGGTCACGAAGAACTGGAACGGGATCAGCACCGAGCCATAGCCGCCCGCGACGCCGTATCCGAGATACGGTCCGCCATACGTGCCGGTGTCGCCGCTGTCGCGCGGCTCGAAGACCGTGATGTTTCCGCATCCGAGGTCAGTCAGGACCTGGATGACCGCCGCACGCGTGTTTCGGGGCCGCACGACCTCTTTGGCGATCCGCGCCGCAAACGGCCGGTCGCCTTCGTTCAACATCCGCGGCAAGCGCAGCCCGAAGAAGTCCGAGCTGATCGTGTCGACCCAAATGCCGGTTACGGTCGCAAGCCGCGTCTGAGCACGCACGAACTGCAGCAATCCGTAGACGCGCGAAAACCCAGCAGCGCACCCGGTCAGAACCGCCGCAAGAGCTGGCACGACGTCCGGAAACCATCCGCGAGGCAGCGCCGCCCGCAGCCGTGCGGTGACGTCCTGAAGATCGCCGGCAGCCACGCTACGAGACCACGACCGAGGTCGTGCGGTAGACCGTCGTCGGCGCGGCGGGCAGGTCCAGCGTCGCACCGTTCACGGTGACGCCCGTCACGTTGACGATGCTCGGCGAGACCCCGTAGGCGACGCTTGCAACCTGCGTGAACGGCAGCGCCGCACCGACGCCGAGCGCGTCCACGAACGCCGTGATGGCCGAAGAAACCGGGCCGATCAGCGCAGTCTTGCTGACGCCCGCAATGACCATGATCGTCAGCTCGACCGACACGCCCACCAGCGTTGGGCCGGTCACGAACGCCACCGAGCCGACCGGCCGATATGGGTCGATCGCAACACGCACCGCAGCCAGCAAAGAAGCGGGCGGCGATCCGGTGCCGTCGTCCACGACCAGCGTGAAGATCCCCATGGCCGGGGTGTTCTCGACCACGGCCAAGAACAGACCCGCCTGCACCTGCGAGGCCGCAAACTCGATGGCCGCCGCAGTCCCGCGCGCCAGCGACGCCAGATAGGCTGGAAACGAGGCTTTCAGCGCAGCGTCGCTCTCAGGGTCCACGCCGTTCGTGAAGGCCAGCGCGTTCGTCACGCTGTCCACCGGAAGCCCTGAAGCCAGCACGGTCAGCGTTCCGGGCTGAACGTTGCCCGCCGAACCTGCGACCTCGGCTTGCACCGGGACCGTCAGCGTCGAAACGCCCGCTGCCATGACGTAGGCTTGGCTTGCGACGTTCCATGCCGCATTCGTCGTGTCGATCGTGACCGAGAACACCTGCGAGAGATCGGTGCTCTTGACCATGGAGCCGGGCAGGATGACCGCCGGCTGAGTCGCGTAGGCACGCGTAAACGTCACCGCTCCGGTGGCCGCCACGGCTGCTAGCCTGGTCAGCCCGTAATCGCCGACGAAGCTGTCCACGTCCGTCCCGCTTGAGGTCGCGAGCCGCGTGACGGCCAACACCTGCAAGGCGACGTATTGGAGCCACAGGACGGCCGAGGCGTTGGCCTCCGTGAGCGCCCGCAGCACCGCGCCGACCGTGAAATCCAGCGCCGTGGCCGTGGCGCCCTGCGCCGCGGCGGCGAAGTCCTGCACCGTCTGGCTGAAGTTGCGCAGCGACAGGATCGCCACGTCAGCTCACCGGCACGGTCAGCGTGACGTTTCCGCTCGTCTGCGCGTCCACGTAGGAGATCGAAAGCGTCAGCGTGCCGCTGGTGTTCGCGACCGTCGTCACGCTCGGAGCCGGCGACTGCGCGACTGCGGCCTCGCGGCGCATCTGCTGGCGAGCGACGGCCCGCACCCGAGCCTGCGGGTTCGCCTGCCCGACAAAGCCCGGCAGGCCCGCGCCATAGGTGATCTGCCATATATACGCGCCAGGGTTACTTAATAGCCTGCGAAGTACCCTTTGTTCGCCCTGCACGGTTCCGGTCACGAGCGCCAAATCGCCGGACGGCGAAAACGCAAGGTCCGACCCAAAGAAATGCGTGCAGTCGCTCATTCGGACACCGGGATCGAAGTCGTCGGCGAGCTGCCGTGCACGTGCTCGTTGTAGGCCCGACGCAAAACGTCCAGTTTCCCATGCTGATCCGACACGTCGCCGTTCACGATCAGCGGTCCGTCGATCATCACGTTCCCCTTCAGGTAGATGCCGGCAGCGCCCGCCCGGATCACCTGCCCGGTCGGCGTCACGACCACGAACTCGCCAGCGGCGCGCGGAACCGACGCCGTGCTGACCGTGCCGTCCGTGCCAGCCACCGCCGGCGGCGCAGGCGGCAGGTCTTCCGTCGAGTGCACCGGCCCCAAGACGGCGAGCGACGTGTTGGACAACCCCTCGCCCAGCAGCGCGACCTGATCGCCGACGCTCAGCACCATCGACGCGCCGGCCTTGTTGCTTGCGCCAAGCTGGATGATGGGCAGCCACGCCGTCTGGGTGCCTTCAGGCTGCAGCGTGACCTTCACCTGATCCAGCACCGGGTTGACGTTCGTCACGATGCCGTAGCGCAGCGACGAGACGCCCTGCATCATCTGCGCGGACCGCGCCTTCATCGCGCCAGCCAGACGGTCGATCATCCGATGATCACGCCGGGATGGATTGATTGGCGGGCGAGGTGTTCTTCGCCCGCACCGTCTGCTTGAACCCGCCGGACATGCTCATCTCCCGGCGGATGCTGTCGATGTAGTAAGTCTGGTCCCAAGACGTTCCGCTGCCCTCGACCCGAACCAATCCGCGCGCCGTCAGCATCGTCTCGCCAGGCAGCATGAACGTGACGACCCGCTCGTGCTGCGTCATGTCGGCCCGGATTGAAGCGGCGCGCTTGTCGGCCTCGTCTTGCGTGAGGTTCGGAATCGTGACGACAACTCGAGACGTCGTGCTGTCGCCAGGCCCCTTGCCCTTTGCACCGCCCGACTTCGCCGTGAAGCCCGCCTTTTTTCCGGCGTTCCACGAGCGCACCCAGACCTCGATGTCCGCCGCCAGCGTCAGCGACCGGGAGAACGTCGGCCGCATGACGTTGGACACGACGCTCGGTCCGCTGCGGTCCAGCCGGACGACGTAGGCGTCGGAGCTCGGCGTCGTCACAGGCTGGAAATGCAGCTCCATGTTCTGCACGAACACGTCGAACTGCTCGCGCTGCGCCAAGTAGACCAGCAGATCCCATTCGGTGATGGTGCGGCTGAAGCTGTCGCCCGTGAGATGATCGTGGTCGGCCGCGTAGAAGCGCGAAACCGGCGTCGTGGTGGCCGCCACGACCGGCGTCAGCCCGTGCCGCCCCGCCAGCGTCGTCGCGACCTCGGATGAGGTCTGGTTCGCGAACGTCTCCTGCGTCTTGGCGTCGATTAGCCGGCGCGAGAGGTCGCGTCCATGCACGGAAAGGCTCGTCGACAACGGGTCGGCGTCGATGCCGTCCACCTCGCCCGTGAAGATCGGCACCCAGCTTTGTCCGTCCAGCGACGCGTCGATCTCAATCGCGACCGAGGTCTGCGCCGACCACCAAGCCAGCGTCTGCATCGGCCCGATGTCAAGCTGATCCGTCACGAACGAAGCCGTGAAGGTGTCCGCCCGGTAATGGTTGTTGCTCTCAATCTCGAACTGCAGCAGTCCGGCGTCGGGCGCCCCGTTCAACAGCGCGCGCAGCCTTGGCGTGCGAACCGTCGAGACGGGCGCTGAAGGATCGTTCAGGTCGGCCATCTCAGCCCTGCTGCGGCACGCCGCCGGTCTGCGACGGATCGGCCGCCGGGATCGTCAGCGTCGTCAGCCCGTCGATCACCGGGTCGGACAGGTTGTTGGCCGCCATGAT